GCGGGCCTCGAGGCGGCGATGTCCAACGCCTACCACCTGGCGTCGGACTCGGGCAGTGACCGCGTCGACGCGATCTTCACCGGCCAGGGGGTCTACGAGTTCTACGAGTCGACCCTCACCCCGCAGGTCCGCTACACCGACACGAAGTCGGCGAACCTAGGGTTCATGAACCTGCTGTTCAAGCAGACCCCGGTGTACTGGGACTTCGACTGCCCGACCGGGATCATGTACGGGATCAACTCGAAGTACATCGGGCTCGTGCTGCACTCCCAGCGCAACTTCTCTCAGACTCCCTTCTCCAAGGGGCTCTCGGAGAACATCGCTTCGGGTCACGCCACCAGCGGTGTGGCGACGACCGTCGACGCTCGGTACTCGATGATCACGACGTACGGCAACCTGACCACGCGTCAGCGTCGGCGTCACTTCAAGCTCACGGGGATCGTCAAGGCCGCGTGAGCCAGTTACCCGGAGGGGAGGAATGACAACTCCCCTCCCCTCCGGGGTCCAGAGGAGAATGAGATGAGCGACATCGGCCCGTACGGGGTCACCCAGAACCCTGACGCCACGGCGATCACAGCTAACGCGATGGTCGGCGAACGGGCCGGGTCGGTGACCGGCAACGAGTTCGTCGGCACCTCGGCGGCGACGTTCTCCACCGCGCCGTACGTGCCGCCGAACTCGGAGCTGAAGCCATCGGGTCGGTTGTGCCTCAAGGCCACCTGCCGCAACCACCATTCGCGTGATTCCGACTACTGCCGCTGGCATCAGCCGTGAACCTCCAGCAGCTGCGTGACTACATCCGTGTTCAACTGGACATGGACGAGGAAGAGCTGCCCAACGTTCTGCTGGACTCATACCTCAGCGAGGCGTTCCTGCGCACGATCTCGATGGAGACCCGCTGGCCGTTCTACGAGTCCCGCTGGGACGTCACCGCCGCGGCGGCGACGATCGCCCTGCCGGTGACCGTCGACCCACCGGGGATCACCGGGCTGATCGACACGACCAACGGCTACCGCCTGATGCAGGTCGCCAATGACCTCGCCGAGGACAGCTTCATCGGCATGTGGTCGACGTCGGCTAACCCGATGTACTACTCGGTGTTCGGCACCGATCTGTCGCTATGGCCGGCCCCACCGGCTGACTTCGCCCGCGCCTACCGACTCAGCGGCCACCGCTTGCCGCTCGATTGGCAGGCCTCGGGGGCCGGTGCCGCCCCTGACTGCGATGTCCGCCTCCATCAGCTGCTCGCTCACTACGCCATCGCCTTGTGCTACGCCCAACAGGAAGACGAGGTCCTCGAGGACGTGTACATGAAGCGTTGGCAGCAGAGCTACCTCGCTGCCCACCACGCGATCTGTCAGCCGCGTCACCACCGGCCGCTGATCCTCAACGGCGGGCTGCCCTACACCCCGAGCTACAACCCCATTGTGTGGGGGCCCCCGGTGGCACCCTAAATGCCCAATAGGTTGGAGCCCCTCAACCTGGCTGACTTCACCGGCGGCCTTAACCTGCGATCGAACCAGTTCCAGCTCGCCCCGAACGAGTCCCCGGAGATGGAGAACATCGCCATCGACCCGCTCGGCGGCATCTACACCCGCAAGGGCTGGGGACGATGGAACGAGGACGACATCGTCGCCGAAGAGGTGCCGTGGGACCCTCGCCGAGCTCTGCTCGTCCAGCTCTCCGACGGCACCGACCTGATGTACCTGGCCAGCGATGGCGATCTGTACGCCGCACCGCTGACTGGGGTGTTCGCCCAGGTTCCCGGCGTCGTGTGTGGGGCGACGCCACACATGGCCGACTTCGCCGTGTTTGGTGACGACGTGTACATCGCCTGCGGCCGCGAGAACCCGACGGTCCGCCGCCATGCCACCGATGCACCCACCCTGCTGACCGCCGCCGGGACCGCCAACTTCAACGAGGACTACGTGACCCCGGTCCACGGCGTCGCTCCCAAGGCCGAGCTCTGCGAAGCCCACTCCGGTTACCTGTTCGTCGCCAACATCGACGAGGACGGCCTCGACTATCCCAACCGCATTCGCTGGTCGCACCCCACGTCACAGGACGACTGGTCACAGGCTGACTTCATCGACATCGAGATCGGCGGCAACCAGATCACCGCCCTGATGTCGTACGAGGATCACCTGCTGATCTTCAAGCGTGATTCGATCTGGGCGCTGTACGGCTACGACGCCGACTCCTGGCAGCTCGTCCAAAAATCGTCGACCGCCGGAACCCTGTCACCCCAGACGGTCAGCCGTAGCGAGGCCGCCGTGTTCTTCTTCTCGGCATCGGACCGCGGTGGCATCTTCGCCTACAACGCCGAGCGCGCGGCCGAGATCGGCGTGCAGTTGCGCCGGGCGTTGGAGACGATCATCGCCACCGAGTACATCTGGGTCGGCTGGCTCGGCCGCAAGCTGTGGATCACCATTCCGTGGAGCTACGACGACGGACCTACCGAGGACGTCACCTCCGTGTTCGTCTTCGACCCGTCTGTCGGCGAGGGAGCCTGGACCTACTACACCGCCGAGACGGCGCGTCTCGGGCCGCTCGTCGGTGGCTCGAACATCGACAGCCAGATCGCTCCGATGGGTGTGCTGCGCAGCTCGCCCGTCATCGTCCGTCTCGACTACCTCGACCTCGCTGCTGACCGTCTGTACTCGCTGGCCGTGTGGGGTGGCTCGGGACCGGAGTCGTTCATCGTCACCGGCAACGGCGAAGAGATCATCATGTCCGGCCAGACCGGCGACGAAGGGTTCGTCACCAAGTACCGCACGCCGTGGATCACCGCCGACTGGCCGACCCGCAAGAAGTCATGGCGCAGGGCCGACTACGTCTGTCGCATCTCGGGGGCCGGTTACGACCTGGCCGTCGAGTCGTTCCGCGACTACGAGGAACGCAACGTCGCTCGTCGCCACACCGTCACCGTCCCCCCCTCAGGCGCTGGGGCGGTGTGGGGCGGGTTCGACTACGGCGATGGCACGGTGTGGGGGCAGGGTGGCCCGAAGCGCGGTGCGTTGATCCGTCGTGGCTCGAGCCAGGGCATGTGTCGGGCGTTGCAGCTGCGTCTGTCGGGAGTGTCGCGCACCGGTGTGTATTCGTCGTGGGGTGTCGACGCCGTCATCCTCAAGGTCGTCCTCAGGAGATTCCGCTGATGCCTCTGATCCTGCCCAACTCGATCGAGAACGACACGCCGGCCGACGCCGCCGAACTGCAACAGAACTTCTCGACGATCCAGTCCTACGTCAACACCAACCTCGTCAACCGTGACGGCTCTGTCGCTCTGACCGCCCCGCTGCTGCTGCCTGGCGACCCGACGTTGCCGAATCAGGCAGCGAACAAGGGGTATGTCGACGGGGTCGATGCCACCAAGGTTGCCAAGGCCGGGGACACGATGACCGGTCCGCTGATCATTCAGGATGCTGCCAGGGTTGGCACACGGGCCTTGTACCCAACCCAGGCTCTGTTCTCCCACAAGGACGCCTCTACCGCTGTCGAGGCGTGCGGGTTCGGAGCCGGTTCCGACGGCACCGTTCAGGCCGTTGCCGGTGTTGACAAGCGCTTCCTCGTGTATACGACGGCGACCGGGCCGGCGTATACCGCCCGAATGGTGGTCGACAGTGGCGGGGTTGACGTCACCGGAACAATCGTTGCCACCAGCACCATCAGTTCGTCTAGCTACCTCAGCGGCAGTCGCTGTCTGGTCGCGAACGCACCGGTAGCAGGCAACGACGCCACGCGCAAGGACTACGTCGATGCCAGGGACGAACTGCGCGTGCCCAAGGCCGGGGGCGTGATGACCGGTTCGTTGGAGGTTCAGGCTTACGTTTACGCCGCCGACGGTTACCCAGCACACAACAACAAGGGTGTCGTTCTCCGCAACGACGGACACATCCACTCAGCCGTCAACACTGGCACCGTCTCCAGCCTGCCGAACCTGTTCCTCACCCGCGGCGGCGGCGCGCCGAACGACGTTGGCGGCCGGTTCGCCCACTTCTATTCCGGCACCACCGGCATCGGCAGCATCACGATCGGTCCCGCATCGAACCAGACTGCCTTCAACGAGACGTCGGACTACCGGATGAAGGATGATCTCGGCCCGATCACCGACGCTGTCGAACGCCTCGGTCAACTGCGTCCGATCCACATCCGCTGGAAGAACAACGGTGAAGAAACGGATGGCTTCTTCGCCCATGAGGTGGCCGAGGTTGTCCCGGCCGCGGTGACCGGCGAGAAGGACGCCATGCTGCCTGCCGACGACATGACCGACCCCGGAGGTATCGATCCACAGCAGCTCGACACCGGAAAGCTGATCCCGTTGCTCGTCGCTGCTGTGCAGCAGCTCACCGCCCGCGTCGCTGAACTCGAGGCAGCTGCCTGATGTCCGTCGATTCCGGTTACTACGAGGGGCTCCGCCGCGGCGTCGAGCAGGAGTACGCGGCCGGGATGGCCGGCAACACGTACAGCCAGACCCTCGCTCGCAACCGGGGTAATCGCGACCTGTCGTTCATGCGTCAGTCGTTCGGGCGACAGACCCCCAGCTTCACGTCCACGTTCGCTCAGCGCGGGCTCGGTGGTGGCGGCATCAAATCCGGAGTCATGCAGCGGTCGATGTCCAACTACCTCGGCGACTTCCAACGTAACTACTCCAGTGCGGAGACGGATCTCGCCGACCAGCTGCGTGGCTTCGACCTGTCGGCAGCACAGATGGGCGCACAGCGCACCTCGAGCCTCGCTGACATCGAGCTGCAGAAGGCTCGAGAGATCGCATTCGCCGCGCAGAACATCGAGGCACTGCGCTCTGCTCTAGGAGGTTTGTGATGGCTCGAGAAAGTGGTGGCGGTGGCAGTCGCCGGACGACGGCGACGCGCAGGGGGGCACCCCGCAACCTGTCAACCGGCAGCGTGCTGACCGGGGCCGGTCGGTCGACGACATCATCGGGAGCCGGGACGCAGGGATCGGGGATCAACCGCACAGCCCGCGACATCTACTGGGGCGCGCCGACCAGTCAGACCGGTCCGCGCACCCATCAGGAATACCTCGGCTTCGCCAACGCGGTCGGCTACGCCAACCCCGACGCCTGGGCCGCAGGGGCAGCGCCTGCGGCTCCCGCCTACGGTGGCAGTGGTGGTGGCTACGGCCGCGGCGGCGGTGGTGGCGGTGGTGGCGGATCGGCGATGACCCAGGCGATGTTCGACGCCATGATGAAAGCCATCGGGGCACAGGGCCCAGCACTCGACCTTCCCGACTTCCAGGGCCAGCGCCTCGCTGCGTTCAATGCTGCGCCGTACACCCAGGCGTTGGGCCAGATCAACCAGGCGGTGACCGCCGACCAGGCCGCCTCGAACGCCGCCGCTACGCAGGCCGACGCGGCATTGCGTGCCAACTACTCCAACGCCTAC